AACCTCGTCCATGCGGAGGAAGAGAACAGCCAGGTATTCTTCGCGGCCTCGATGGCCGCATGGTGGATGGCGGTGGATATGGATACCGTGCTTACCTACATGACACAAGGCGATGAACGGGTACGTGCCTGGCATCTGTCGCTGGAAGGGCTTTCCTTCCGCAAGTCGGAGTTCCCTCCGGAGCTGATACCGCCGGTTGAATGGGGATGCCGCTGCTTTCTGGTCGCGGAGGGGTTCGCCGCTGTCCGGGCGGCTTTGCCGGATAAGGGAGACTATCTGGAAAAGGTGGATCCTGTATTCCGGGAGAGCCTGGCAACCGGCGGTCGTATCTTTTCCGATGCACACCGCTATTTCTCCGTCCCACTTCCGGGTTACATGAATGATATTGTGAAACGCATTAAAGGAAAATTCGCCTATGCCCAAGATAACGCTTGATGAATTTTGCAGCCACTGGGTAAGCAGGACCAGTACGCGCGTCATGGCCAGCCGGCTGGAGTTCAATGTATTCGATTTCGCAACGGCTGCCGGTGACTATACCAGGCAGCAGTTCGTGTCCTCATTCGCTTCGGGGGGATTCAACGGCGGCAAATGGACACCTCGTACCTCCAAATGGGGAAAGAGGTTCACCCATCCTCTCATGAACGATACGGGGACTCTGGCCCGGAGCATACAGTCGGAAGCCGGCCGGACAGATATAGTGGGACGGCGTTCGGACCGTACGCGCATCTTCCGGAAAGGCGCGAGGTATTGCATGTGGACTACTGAAAAGAGTTTTCCCGTCAAGGGCAAGCGGGGGCGCAGCAAGGAGCGTTACGGGCATTATGCCGCCATACACAATACCGATCCGAAGTTCGGGCTGTACACGGTAAACCAGTATTCCACGCGCCGTCCCGTACACCGGCAGTTCATCGGATTCTCACCGAAAACAGACGACTATATCGCCGTCCATTTCATAGATATGATTTTTAAAGGATTTCCACACCAGCCGTTATGATAAAAGACAAACACCCCGCACCACAGCCCGCACAACCGTCGACACCGGCAGAGAGCCTGCCTGAAGAAGTTTCCGCGAACCCTTTCGTGGAGATATACCGGGCCGTTAAGCGGGCTGTCCTGACCCTGCGGGAGAATCCGGACGACCCGTTATCGCCGCCCCTGTTCAAAACCGTCGCTATCGACAACGGCCAGTTCGCCCGCATTGTCCGTGACGATAACACGGAGTATGAGACTGTGTTCCCTGCCGTGTTCATCCACTTTATCAACGTAAGGTACCTGGTACAGCAGCAGCGTATCGGTGAGGGACGCGCCACCATGCGCGTGCGGTTTATCCTGAATACGCTCAACAATGCGGATGAAGACAAGGAGTGCGAGGCGTTTCTGGTCTTCCAGCGGCTCAATGTAGCCATACAGGATGCCAAGAACCATGAACCGGCACTGAGCGAGCGGTGCAACCTGACCTACTTTGACATGCCGCTTTCAACCAATATGTTGCAGGCGTACTGGATAGACTACGAGGTATGGTTCAGGGAATCTTCCGCATGGAAATACAGGGAGTGGGTAAAAAGATATGTGGTCATGCCGCCGTTCACCCAGCACAGCGATGCGCCGCAGCATGACAGCGGCGGGCACGGTTTCCATCCACGTCCGGATCATGACGAGGTATCCGGTTTTTCGGATACCGGATCGGAAAAATGAAATTCATATAGAGCATTTTCCCGCCCTTGACCTTGAGTCAAACAGTGCAATTAGTCTGCAATTCAAACAATTCGTTTATTGGAGAAGTAACCACTCTGTAGCAGGAATGACATTTATGGTGTAGCCATCCTCTTCAATTGTTTCATGCTCTTCAAAGGTTATAAGTGTTAGATTATTACACTTTAATTTCTTGGCAGCGTTCTTCAATCCTCTTATCTCTCTATTGCGTGTCTTTTCAGTGGAAATATCATATGATACCTGTATCAACTCCCGTACATTGCCGTCTTTCGCTATGACAAAATCAACCTGCGAGGATTCCTCCTTGTAATAAAACACATCGCAGAACAGAGGCTTATAGCGACGCAACAATTCAATACATACAACATTCTCCAGTTTCCAGCCAAAATTCTCCAATGAGAAGTTTTCTTCACGTTCTGTAACGAATGCCGTATCCACAACATATACTTTCTCGTTTCTCACACGCTCTTTGCTCTTGTATGAGAACCGGTTGATACCTATCAATAAAAATGCCTCCTTGAGGTATGAATAATAGTTCTCCGCCGTATGGTTTGATACTCCGAACAGTTCACCGACTGTCTTGGCAACAAACTCCTGACAGTAATTGTCGGCAAGATAGGCGGCGATTCTTCGCAGAGCCTCCACATTGCGGACCTTGAAGCGTTTTGCTATATCGTTTTTGATAATGGCATCCAATAATCCGTTTATATAGCCTCTTCTGTTGCTCTCGTTGAACAGTTCAGGGAATCCGCCTTGCTGAAGGTATTCGTGCAGGGCACTTTTACGAAAGCCTTTCGCTTTGGTTGACAGAGAGGTCATATCAATCCTCTTCATCTCGCTGTACTCCGAGAATGAGAACGGATAGAGTTCCACCTTATTGTTTCTTCCGGTCAGGTGTGTGCTCAATTCCTTACTGAGCAATTTAGAGTTAGAACCCGTAATAAACAGGTGCATCTTCTGGCGAAGCAATCTGTTGACAAACAACGGCCAGCCTTCTATGTTCTGTATCTCATCAAGGAACAGATATTTGAAGTCACCGTATGTCATATATAATGCTTCGAGCAAACGGTCCAAGTCGTCTGCCTTCATATCCTTCATCCGGTCATCATCAAAATTCACATAAGCAAATTCGATCCCCTTTCGTTTGAGGAACATTTCGCATAGGGTGGATTTGCCACATCTTCTGACTCCTATTACCACCTGAGCCCGATTGCTCTTCGGATCAAGTTGTGATTCTTCAGGACGCGGGCACAGTTCCGAGTAATCATTCGCCAGCAACTCCTCACGCTGGTCTGCTACTATTGACAGTAGTGTATGTGTATTCATAATTCATTTTTATTATACTGCAAAAATAACTCTATTTCCATAAATACGAAATTTTTCCAAGGATTATTTCCATAAATATGGGTGTTGTCGCATTTTTACTTCCATAAATAGTAGTGCAAAACCTTTTCCTTTCCCACCGCCTACTCTTGTTCAAATAACCCTTGCATATGGATATGAACACACTTCAATATGTCGTCGGAGAGGCGAAAGAAGGCCAGCCGGCTGTCATCCGTTTCTTCGGCCGTGTGACGGAAGAGACGACCTCACGTTTCAATGACGAGTTCGACTTCCTGGAAAATATCGTCCGTCCCTCCTGTATCCGCGTGTTGATCAATTCGGAGGGCGGCAGTGTCCTTTACGGCATGTCCACCTATTCCACCATCGCCAATGCCACGGTGGATACGGAGTGTATCATCGAAGGGGTCGCGGCATCGATGGCCTCCATCATCTGGGCGGCAGGCAAGCGTTCTCTCATGCGTGATTATGCCATACTGATGATCCATAACCCGATGTTGCCGGACGATGACGGCGAGGAACCGTCGGACATGGTATTGGCTTTTACCAAACAGATCGAGACGATTTACCGGAAACGGTTCGGCCTGAAAGCGGAGCATGTACGGACCATCATGGACGGACAGGCCGGCAAGGACGGGACCTATTTCGACGCACAGGCTGCCGTCAAGGCCGGTATCATCCCTGCGGAGCATGTCATCTGTACTTCGAAGCAGCTCTGCCGTAAAGTGCGTGACCAGATAGAAGGATTGACCGATACGACCGCCATTCAGGAGTTGATGAGCCGTGTCAGCGCGGGAAATAAACCTTTCAACGGCATTGGACCTACTCTTACAGAAACGGAAAACGATATGGAAAACGAAAACAAGACACAGAGCATTGAGTACGGGGCGATTGCCGCCTCTCTGGGAATGAAGGACGGGGAGGTCAAGGACGTGATGGCACGTATCTCCGAACTGGCTGCGATAGAGCCTAAATACAGAGAAATACAGAAATCACTGAGCGACGCGCAGACCGTCATCGCCGGCAAGGATGCCGCCATCCGGAACTTGCAGAAAGACCTGGACACAGCGACGGCGCGCCTCTCCGCCTACGAGCAGAAAGAGAAGGACGAGCTGGCCTCCCGCATCGAGACACTGGTGGAGAACGCCATTGCCGAAGGCAAGATTGACCGTGAGGCGAAAACGCAGTGGGTGGAGATGGCCGGTTCTAACTTCGAGTTGGCGGAAAGCACGCTGGCGTCCATTCCCGCACGGGAGAAAATCTCGAAGGAAATCGCCGATGACCCTGCCAACATCCAGGCCACGGCGGAAGCGACAAAGACCGCCGAACAGCTGATGGCCGAGAAGGTGGCGGAAGTGGTCGGCGCGGATTTTAAGTTCCGAAAACTCTGACAGGCCATCCTCGGGCAGACGCCCGATTTTAACTGACATGCCGGAGACTGCAGTGTCTCGCGCGGAAACAGCAGGTATCCGCCAGTCGGCCGAGTTTCATTCTTCAACGGAAAACTTAAAACGACAATGGCTGATACAGTAAACTTTCTTCAAAACGGGTATAGCGGCGAAGTGCTTGAGGACTTGCTGACCTATACCGTGCAGGGCAATGATACGGTCCGGGAGGGACTGATCCATATCAAGACGGGCATCCAGCACCGCTACACGCTTCCTGCCATCAAGCTGGGCAACATCATTCAGGATAATATGCCGACCCCGCAACCCATCCACGGGGCCAAGGGCAGTGACGGTACGAACGAGTACCAGCTCACCGAACGTTACCTCGAACCGTCCGATTTTATGGTCTATCTCGAGTTTAACCCGAGGGACTACGAAAAATACTGGCGTTTCGCGCAGCCGGAAGGCAATCTCGTCTTCCGAGAACTAGATCCGAAAATCCAGGCGACGATGCTCCGTCTCCTTATGGACAAGAAAAACGAGTATATCGGAAATGCCATCTGGACCTCCGCACGCGGAGGAGAGACGGCGGCCAAGATTATCGCACCGGAAGGCTGCACGAAAATCGGGGCCAACAAGGAGAAGTATTTTGACGGCGTCATCAAGCGCATCCTTGACAATGTGAACTCCACCGATGCCGAAGTGGTTGCCGGAGGGCAATGTATCGTTTCGGGAACGACCGAGCTGACGGACGGGGCGGCGGTGGAAGCGGCACTCTATGCGATGTGGAAGAAATGTCCGAAGCAGATCCGAAAGAAGACATCCCTGGCCTTTGTGGTCGGATGGGACGCTTGGGACGCGTATGACCAGTATATCTCGGACAAGCAGGTCAAGTACTCCGAGAATACCGAGGTCAACCGCTATCGCTTCAAGGGCAAGCGCGTCATCCCGATCGTGGGAATCCCCGAACACACGATGGTACTCGGCGAGTTCTCCACCGGCATGGACTCCAACCTGTGGATGGGAGTGGATTACGCGAACGATACGGACATCCTGAAAATCGACCGTCTGCAGGCCAACTCCGAGCTGTTCTTTTTTCAGATGCGCATGAAAATGGACGTGAACATCGTCCGTCCGGCGGAGATCGTGGTGCATACCGCCTACAAGAAGAGCGAATAACACACCTTTCTTCATTTTTCAATATCCACCCGGGGAGCGGAGGCAAGGCCCCGTTCCCCATTTTCATTCTACTGTTATGGCAAAGAAAATCAACACGGAGGAGACTCCGCAGACAGACAACAATAACATTCCTGCACCGGAGACCCGGACGGTGGACGTTCCGGAATCGGTATCGGAAAACCACGGGACAGGCGGCGAGGCTGAAGACAGGCAGCCGGTCAAGACCGGGAAGAAAGAGGATACAGAGACGGAGGAGACGACGGAACCTCACATCCTGGCCCTGCTGAAAAAGTTCCCGGCATATCCGTCGCTGTACATCGACACGCACGGGGGAACCTATGCGCCGGACACGGCGGCCGCCATCAGGGGCAAGGCCATCCTCTACAGGAATCCTTTCTACAACGAACTTAAAAAGAAATCATAATGGCACTCGGTAATGTATTTATCAAGGATGTGGACGGCAATATCCCTTACGACACCGGCTCGTCGGGCGAGAAGGTGACGGGACTGCTGTTCGACGTGTCCCTCCAGCCGACGCTTTTCACGGAGGGGTACGGTAAAACCAATGAGACCAGGCTCAAGTCCGGCGATGTCTGCTACATCACCTCGTTCAAGTCTGCCGTGAACGATTTCGGCATTATCGAACGTGTGGAGGCAACCGACGGGGAAGAGATGAATGTCAATTTCCTGCATGGCATTCCGGCATACCATATCCGTGAATTTTTCCGCATGTCCGGCAATCCGGGCGGTTCGGGGAAACTCTACGTGATGTTCGCGGACTGTTCGGCAAACTGGAATGCGCTGGAAATCATGCAGCGTGCCGCCGGGGGCATGATCAACCAGATAGGCATATGGACGGAGCAGCCGCTGTGGAAGGCTAACGGAGTATCGGGGCAGTACAGCCTCAATCTGGTAAAGGGACTTAATGATGTGGCCGTGGGGCTTGCGGAACAGAACCAGCCGCTCTCGCTCATCCTTTCCGCCAATCCTTCCAATACGGGGGCGGATACGACCGAGGGGCGTCAGATTGACCTGAATAAAATACCTTCATGTATCTGTGAATCAAGCCGTGTCAGCTGTATATTCGGCCAGGCGCATCACGAAAAGATCTCCACGATGCAGATGTGCAACAGAAACCATACGCCCGTGGGATTCCTGGGAGCGGTTATGGGAGCCATAGCAAAGGCCAACGTGCATGAATCCATCGCGTGGGTCAAGCAGTTCAATCTCTTCGCGGACGATTTCCAGGAAATAGAACTGGGGTTCGGGGATATCAACCTCGACGAGGCGGAGGAGAACTTCCTCAGTCTGAACCGGTACGAGTCGCTCTCCCCGTCACTGTTGGACGAACTCGACGACAAGGGGTATATTTTCCCCATCAAGTATGCCGGCCGCGAGAACGGGATCTACATCTCGAAAGACCAGACATGCTCACATGGGGATTTCCGTACCATTGCACGGAACCGCACCATCAACAAGAGCCGCCGAGCCGTGCGCGCCGCACTGTTGCCGTATGTAAATTCCCCGCTGATGGTCAATCCTTCAACCGGGTTTCTCGCCCCGTCGAAGATTACGGCATTCAAAACACTCATCGGGGATATATTGGCCAAGATGCAGGCGGCGCAGGAGATTTCAGGCTATGCCGTGACCATCGATCCTAACCAGAACGTGTTGGTGGACGACACGCTGCGCATCTCCTATGTCCTTGTCCCGGTGGGCGTGGCCGTGAAGATTTATGTCGAGGAAGGACTGTCATTAACCGCTAACAAATCATAGCATATGGCAATAATCAACAATGTAGCATACTCGTGGTCGATGATAACCCTGTCATCGACCGCCCTGGGAATCGATGAGGGTTCCACGACCCTTGAAGGCGTGTCGGCCATCAAATGGTCGAAGAAGCGCAAGGTCGAAAGTAATTACGGCATGGGTGGCCGGCCGGTGTCGAGGGGCTTCGGGAACATTACCTATACGGCGAGCATCACGATGGACTATGCCACGCAGCAGCTGTTGCGTTCGGTGTACGGCTCGCTGCTCGAAATCGGAGAGTTCGACCTGATCATCAGCTTTGCCAACCCGATGGCCGGCGAGGACTGGACGACGACGACCGTAACACTCAAAGGTTGCATCTTCACGGAGGATTGTCTCGAGTCACAGCAGGATGATACCAATATCACCCACGAGTTCGACCTTAATCCGTTTGATATTCAAATAGGGAACAGCGATAGTATCTAAGCTGTCATGGACGTAACTTTTGAAGGAAAATCTTCTACCGGAAAGAACGAATGGCTCACGCCTCCCTGCCTGCTTCGGAGGCTGGGGCCGTTCGATCTGGATCCGTGTTCACCCGTAAACCGCCCATGGGATACGGCGCGACATCACTATACCATTGAGGATGACGGCCTACAACAGCCCTGGTTCGGACGTGTGTTCTGCAATCCTCCCTATGACACGGCACTGATTGTCCGTTTTATCCGCAGGTGTGTCGAACACAGGAATGCCGTCGCGCTGACTTTTGCCCGCACGGACACGCGCCTGTTCCACGAACTGATATTCCCAAACGCCGATTCAATACTCTTTATCAAGGGACGACTCAGTTTTTACCATGTCACGGGAGAACAGGGTGGTACGGCCGGAGCGCCGTCATGCCTGATCGCCTTCAACAAGGAAAATACCGCAGTCCTGGAAACATGCGGTATCGACGGAAAGTTGGTGAAGCCGTAATACTCACCATATGAGAATTCTTGCGATTAAAATCATGTAATTGTTAATAAAAGCAGTAAATATCGCACCAATACTATTTTGTTCAGCATAAAGCACCTTGCTAGACGCTCTCTCAAATCGCACTTGTGCGATTCTCTTATTGTTTTATATACAAGTATATCATATGGGCTTTTAATTCCTTGATAAATAAATAAGTCAAGATTTGCACATCTATATTTGTATAAGATTTTACAAGTTTACCAATACTCGATGGTTCGTTTCTCTGTATATTCTTTCGGATCGGTATATTCATCGCCGATATAGTTCCCATTGTCATCATACTTATCATATTCGGTGGTGTAGCTTACCTTCCGCTCTATCCAATTCTTGTGTTTGTCGAACTTGGTATAGGTATAGCGATAAGTGGTGTTGCCTTCTTCCGGGTGCTCCTGTATCATCGTGGCCGGATATTTGCTGTCACCTTCATAGCTGTATTTCCAAGTGACGTATGCCATGTGCGAAGTAAACTGATGACTGATGATACGATTGCGTTTATCAAACATATAGGTCTGGTCAAGTTCCGTGTTGGTATCAGCATCCGGACAAATATCCGTCCGCATACCATCTTTTGATTCGATGTTCACCACATAATCTCCCCATCCTTCCACTTTGTAGGAAGTAGCTGTGACATATTGATAGGCCGCTTCGTCTCCGAACTTGTTCTGCATGGCAATCAGATTGCCCGCCTGGTCAAATTTGAGTGATTCCTCATTGCCGTTTACCGACTTGACTTTACCGGACAACCCATAAATATCCGTTCCTTTGTAGCGTAAACTGCCCATTAAGGCAGGTTGACCGTTTTCTTTTGCAGCTTTCATGGAAGCAATCGTTTCATCGTCCCAGTAATCAATGCTGCGGACAACTGTCAGGCTGGGAGTCTCACCCGCTTTGACAGCAGAGGAACGATCCTGATTCGATGTAAATCCGTCTCTGAAAGCCTTATAGTAGGTACGCAATGCGGGTATCTCATCGATGTTAGCCGGAAATGTAACGGTAGCCTGTGTCCAGTTTCCTTTCTCATCATATACATAATCGTAGGAGACGGTAAACGTCATGTCATCCACCCGCCAGCTGTTGCCTTTACTTTTATATACACCTCCGCTATACGTCCAAGTAGCCAAGTCTCCGTGTGAGTTATACGCAAAACAGCTGGTACAAGTCAGTGTTTCGATCCCCCCGTCAAATTCAACGGGAATCTTCTCTACGGCTTGTGTACACAGATGGCCTGTATAGGCATAGGTTGTCACCGATTGTCCTGTCTTGTAACTGTCGATGTCTTTCAAGAACATGTTCGTGGTCTTCGGTGTTTCAAAAGACTTCAAGTGAGCGAGCGAATCGAACCTGAGTCTATAGAGGGTTACACCGGCTTCTGTGGCCAGAGAGCGTTCTTTTTCGGGCAGAATGGATTTTAAAGTACCATTCTGATGATACTCATACAGATAGTTCCACGTGCCCGGATTTCCTCCCCGGTCTCTTTCGCGGCGGACTAGGCGACCTGCACTGTCATAAATGAAGCCTTTATCTTTGTATTTCCGCTTATAACGTCCGTCATACACCGATTTGATCAGGGTCAGGTTGGAATTGCCGTCATATTCATACGAAATGACATCAAATCCGGTTGCCCCCACATTGAATGAAGTACGCCGCTGTTCGGACAGACGGCCGTCAGGCAGAAATTCGTATTGCGAGGTACTCGTTACGCCCCATGCCGCATTGTGGTATTCGTAGGTGACCAGTTTCGGATAGTCGCGCAATCCCATCTTTACCCAATCCGTAGGATAGTTTACGAAATAAGGCATCAGTTCTTCCATGTTCATGTCCACCCGAACCAGGTCAAAATACACCTGAAGCGGTGTACAAGGCTGATTGCTGTCATCGCTGCCACAGCTTGCCGCTCCTATGCCCAGCAAGCAGGAAAGACCGGCAGCCTGTATTGTCTGTACTGCTTTCAT